CACGGCTATCAAAACACGTTCTTTCCTGATGTAATGATCCCGATGATTAAAGCCTACCTATGCCATAAGGAAAGAAAATATGAAAACTGCTACTCGCATTTGGCAGATATTAAAGCGGAGGACTGGCAGTTCGCTTGTCTCCAATGGATCAAAAGACGTGAGGTTAATTGGAGAAGAAAGAATGGGTCTTGATGCTAAGTGGACAGAGATGAAGGATATCGCCCAACAAGATATTGTAAGCCTGATTGAATCAGAAAAATCTTACGGAGATTCTTGGAAACGTAGGGGCGGTACAGGAGCCTTCATGATGCTCGCTCGTAAGTTCGACCGTATCGAACAACAGGCTGAGTCTTGTAATTACGACGTGTTCGAAGCAGGAACTAAGTTCAATGGAGAAGATGGCTTACTCGACGATATCGGAGACCTTAGACGGTATTTGTTTTTAGTAGAACATCACATTCGATACGGTATACAGGATATTAACCCAGATGCAGATACCACTGATTCAGCCTGAAAGCGATTGGGTCGCCCCTGATATACTGCCACGTTTCGATCCTAACGAAACGTTAGCTGTTGATTTAGAAACTTACGATCCAAACTTAACTAACCGTGGGCCTGGATGGGCAACAGGTGATGGACACGTTGTAGGTGTAGCTATCGCCTCGGATGATTGGTCAGGGTATCTACCGATCAGGCATGAGAACGGGGGTAATTTAGAGGAAGAAGTTGTCTTACGTTGGCTCAAAAGAACGTTTGAGAATCATAAAGGTACGATGGTTTTCCATAATTCACTTTATGATGTAGGGTGGCTAAAACGTGAGGGCGTAAATCTAACTTGTCCTCTCCGCGACACAATGTTCGCAGCTCCTTTGTTCGACGAAAATCGTTGGTCATACTCTCTAAATAATCTCGGTATGGATTTTTTAGGAGAAACTAAAGATGAAACGTTACTTGAGATGGCTGCTAAAGCATGGGGCGTAAACGCAAAGAGCGGTATGTGGTCGCTCCCTGCTAAATACGTCGGGCCATACGCTGAACAAGATGCAGTAATGACTCTTAAGTTGTGGAACATATTTAAGAAAAGGATCGAGATCGAAGGATTACAAAAGATCTTCGACCTTGAATGTGACTTAATACCTTTACTGATCGAGATGCGATGGCGAGGTGTTCGGATCGACACAGATAAAGCAGAGCAAACCTCGGAGCAGATGTCGAAAAAAGAACAACAGTTGCTCGTAGAAATCAAACGTAAGTTCGGAACGTCGATCGATATCTGGGCAAGCGCATCGATACAAAAAGCATTCGACGCTAACGGAATCTGGTATCCACATACAGCGAAAGGCGCACCTAGTTTCCAAGGGCCGTGGCTCGAAGCTCACGAACACGAACTACCGAAGATGATCGTCGAAGCTCGGAAGATTAATAAAGCTCGGACGACATTTATCGAAGGAGCGATCTTAGAGTATTCACATAACGGTCGGATACACGCTGAAGCCCACCCGTTGAAGAACGACGGTGGAGGGACAGTGACTGGTCGGTTTAGTTATTCCAACCCAAATTTACAACAGATCCCTGCTCGAGACCCACAGATCGGCAAGATGATCAGGTCGTTATTTATTCCAGAGGAAGGAGCAACGTGGGGGATCTTCGATTACTCACAACAAGAACCTAGGATTACGGTTCATTATTCGTCACTGCTCGGACTTCCAGGAGCAGCTGACGCAGTCAACGCATACTCTAACGAAGGTGCTGACTTCCACCAGATCGTAGCAGATATGGCAGGGATACCTCGGAAGCAAGCCAAAGATATTAACCTCGGCCTGACTTACGGGATGGGTAGAGAAAAGTTGATTAGAGAGTTAGGACTAGAACAAGACGAAGCTGCTAGATTGTTAGAAGTCTACCACGCAAGAGTTCCTTTCGTTAGAGCGATGCAAGATAGATGTACTCGGACTGCTCAAGAGCGAGGATACATAACAACTCTCGGAGGTCGGAAATGTCATTTCGATTTATGGGAGCCAGTCGGATATTTAGCTGACGAAAAGAAAACACCCTTACCTGAACAAGAAGCTAAAGACCAGTACGGGGATAATTTGAAGCGGTCTTTTACTTATAAAGCTCTGAATAAACTAATCCAGGGATCAGCTGCAGATATGACGAAGTTAGCGATGCGGGAACTGTGGAAAGAGGGCATGGTGCCACACATACAGATCCACGATGAACTCGACTTCTCGATATTTAATAAAGAACAATCGGAGATGGTAATAGATAAAATGGTCAACTGTGTCGATATGAGAGTACCGTTAGTAGTAGATTACGAATCAGGAGATAACTGGGGAGAAGCAGTATGAGAATACGAAGCCTCACTCAAGAAAAGATCACTAGTAATCAAGAATACTATCGGCTTGTTTACGAACTATGGAAAGAGGGAAAGACACTCCGAGAGATCGGAGAGCAGTTTGGTGTAACTAAACAAAGAGCATGGCAGATCGTAGACAGAATGAAAGAAGGTAACGGGGATTACTACTATAAACATCGTAATAAGGTCGCCTCTTGATTTTTCCAGGTGATTGGAACCACGTTGCTCTTCAGACCGACGATGAAGAAGTCAACCAGATATTTGAAATGATCCATGAGTGGCTGACCGAGGCACATAAATCGGACATAGATATGTTCGAAATCTATCAAGCAATGACTTTAGTCGGAGTAGTAAATGTTTTTCATATGTGTGACCCAGAAACAAAAGAAGCTGATCAGTTTTTGAGCGAGTTAAAACAGATTGTTTTTATGCTCTTAGATCATTTTACTGAAGAAGAACAGATCAAACATTGAGATCGACATGGCAAAAGAAGCATCCCTCTGGGCATTATTGAAAGAACATCTACCAGAAGAAGCTCACTTCCAACGGATCGAGACAGGAGGTACGGGGAAAGGGGTGCCTGATGTCAACTATTGTCATAAAGGCAAAGAGATCTGGATCGAGCTCAAATCGATCGAAGGATTAAAATCTACTCTGACCCCGTTTCAGATAGCTTGGATTTACAACAGATATCGGAGCGGAGGCAATGCTTTTATTCTGATGAGAAAGATAAATACTAAGAAGAAACAGATTAAATTATTTTCTCCGTCTCAAGGATTAAGTTTGAAAGAATTAGGAGATTTAAATTGGAAAACAGATTCTTTAGTTACTCTGGAGATTCCTTACAAATGGGAGGAACTCTTCGAAGCTATCGAACTTTACTCTGATTAGTGCTTTACTTTCGTAACCCTCGCGGTTAACGTATTAAAAGTAGCGCCGTGACAGCGTTACGACAAAACTTAGAAAGTAGAACTTACATAAGGAGACTACCCATGGTAGCAGCAGTAGAAAGTATGGCTTGGACAGGCCAAGTCCCTTGGCACGGAGAAGGCGTTGAGGTATCTAACGACCTTACGCCTCACGAGATGATGGTTGCGGCAGGACTTGACTGGTCTGTTAGTAAGCGACCAACTTGGACTTCCGCCAAGCCTATTGACCAATACGAGAAAGACGCTGACGGTAATATCGCGCTCGAACTATTAGAAGACCCTAGTCGGTTTACGATAGTACGCGATACCGATAACGCGATCCTTTCCTCATGCGGTTCAGGCTATAAGCCAATACAAAACGAACGCATCTTCGACTTTTTTGCGAAGTTTGTCAAAGAAGCCAACGTGAGTATGGAGACCGCTGGTAGCTTACGTGGTGGTAAAGATGTGTGGGCGTTAGCCAAACTAAATGAAACGTTTGAACTTCCTGGCGGTGACGAGATTAACGATTACTTTTTGTTTCGTCAACCTCACGAAGCCGGACACGCTATGATCATACGCGAGACCGAAATACGCGTCGTATGTAATAACACTTTACAGTTCGCGTTAGGTCAAGCCTCTCGCGGTGAGTTCCGTATGACACACAATACAGAGTTTACCGACGATATCGCTAAGAAAGCAGCCGAGGCGTTAGGGCTTATGAAAGAGTCCCACCAAAACTTCCAAGATGCCGCGCACTTACTTGCGTCTAAGAAAGCCAAACACAGCGACGTGCTTGAGTTTATTACCCGCCTTAACCAACCTGACTTATATCAACAACAGCTTGAGCAAGCTCGGTTGTTACAAGAAGGTAAGAAGGTTGGCGAGATAACCCCGTTACGCGATCAGTTTACGAAATACTCTGAACTAACGGTACGCGCCTTAGAAGAGTCTCCAGGAGCAACCCTGAAATCTTCTAAAGGTACATGGTGGGGCGCACTTAACGCAGTGACCTTTGTCGAAGACCACCAACGTAGCGGCGAGAACCGAGCGTACAGCACGATGTTTGGCGAAAGCTCCAAGCGTAAATCAAGAGCACTTAACCTTGCTATTGAATATGCGGAGGCAGCGTAGTGGGGGACGTCAAAAAACTGTACAACGCTGTGGTAGTAGACCAAGAGTTGATCAGCCAGATTTGGTACACTTTAGAAGCAATAGGAGACCCTGACATTCTGTCGGGGCCTCTTGATAGTTTTAGCGAACTACAAGAAAACTCTAAAACTTTAGCTAGTGTTCTTGCAGCCAAGATGGCACAACAAGATTGCGGCTTAGGTGACGGTGTTATTTCTTTTGATTCCGAGGCCCTTGAAAGATGGCTATCTCATGTTAAAACTTATCGAAGGATTGAGGAGAACTTAACGTGAATATAAACGAAGATTTGATTGCTCTTAAAGCAGAAGTAACAATCTTACGCAATGATCTGAACAGGATGAGCAACCGATGTGCAACTTTAGTTGACATGCTAAATTTCTTGTTACAAGAGAAAAGCGTAGTTATTGAAAATACTTTTGCAGTCGAGTTCCGACAAGACAATCAAACAGAGATGTTTGATACAGGAGAACCAACGTCTGCTTACGTCAACCAGGATCGTTAGTTAGTGCTTTACTTTCGCCTTCGTCTTTAGTAAAGTAGTAAACGTTGGTATAAACCAGCTAGAAAGTATAACGTCATCATAGAAAGGAGAATGACATGGCAACAGCCAAAAAAGCAGCAGCACCAGCTGCGAAGAAAAAAGCAGCCCCTGCCAAAAAAGCAGCGGCGACCGTAACAACAATTACGGTGAAAGCACCTGAGACTGCGAAACGTGGTCGAGTGGCACAGAAGTTTGCGTACACAGGTAAACAACTTTCAGAAACGAAAGTTAAAACCCCGCAGTTTCAAGCCTTAGTTATCTCGATGCAAGATATCGAGAGTAAAGAGTTTGATCCTAAAAACTTCACTATGCAGGAAGTTGTTGATCTAGGTGTTGAGGAAGGGCATATCAGTATGCCTAATACTAAAAACCCAGAGAAACAAAAGAAGCGCATTATCGCGTGTTACAAAAAACCCCTGATCGAAGAAGGGTTTATTGTTTCACTTTGATAGATCGGGGGCTACGGCCCCCATATTCCATAGGAGAAAGATATGGAACTTGCACCATTTCCAGCTAGAGTTCGCAGTGTGTCTCACGCTTTATATAGAGCGGTTGATAACTTAGGCGGGATCGATTTTGTTGATGCTGCTGACGTGCTCCGAGAGTTAAAATCTTTTTGGACTCAATATGGGTACATAGGTAATCCCCCTGCTAATCTCGATGAACTTCATAAATACATGGCGAGATCAGGCCCACCTTATCTCCTGATAGATAGCAGTTTATCAAAAGATAGGTATCGCATTGCACGTTACGAAGAGTATGCGGATAAAGAAGCTCCTCAGAGTTGGTCACGAGCCGTGTATACCAAATCTCAAGTAGAGAAGGGGAAAGAAAAAGTTTCGCTCAAAAGAATGGCTAAACTTGAGAGGATCATTGAAGACCCTTGGTCGGAGTTACGACCTCCTCGAAAAAAGTCTCATACGAAACCTAAAGTTACCCCCACCCCTCGTTCAAACACTCGAGTGACGCATAACTCTGAAGCGATTAAAACAATCGTCGAAGAGACCGCAAGGAAACACCCTCAGCTCATTGAGAACAGAACACCTGATTTTAAATCGGATCCGATGAATAAGATCGAGCGGTTGGCGATAATTTGCGGAGCAGCGTTTGTTATGGCAATGACTGCTTTTACAGTTTCTATGATCAAAGATCTTTTTGTGAGGTAAAAACAATGATTGATTCTCGAACACAACGACGGATAAAAGCAGTTCGTAAATGTGCCGAACGTGCTAAAGATGAGAAGATGAAAGTTTATTGGTACAACGTCGAATGGCATCTCAGGAATCCCGAGAAGCGTCTAGCGTAGTGCTTTACTTTCGGGGTAGTCGCCGCTACCTTTTAGTAGTAGGCGCTACCCGCGCCCCGATAGAAAGGAGAATATATGAATTGGCGAGAGAAATACGATAGGCAGACCGATTTACTCGACGCTGCCTTCGATTTATTACCGCATGAGATTCAGCTTTGTTATAACGACGATTGTCGTTCATGGATCTCGGATGGCCCCGTGGAAGAATACGCTACGGTAAAATGTTTACACTGTCAGATGCACAAAGTATTGTACAAAAAGATGCCAGAGATCTCTGACGAACTTTGGGATAGGCTCTTAGAAGATGCAGCTGATAAATAGAATATCGGTGGGGATATTGAGTCAGGCGACTGGTAGCGTCAGGCGAGTTCCTACCCCGCCCCAACGGGGTCTAAGAGAAATAGATACGATGAAGTCGGTCCTCACCCTTCCTGTCCACGATAGCAGGAAGTTTTCATTACCGCAATCGTATCGACTACCAGACCATAAACTTAACAGAAAGGAGAACGAAATGAAGGAATATAACTTCTTCTACGATTCTAGCCACGGTTGGTTAGAAGTGGAGTTTAGCGAGCTGATCGAACTAGGAATCCACCAGGAGATCAGCAGGGGTAGTTACGTTTCAGGATCGAAGGTTTACCTCGAAGAAGATTCTGACGCTTGTACATTTTTCGTCGCGATACAAGAACAAAAAGATGTCGCCGCTGAGATCGATATCAAGTTTAAGATGCGCGACGTTAATGATCCTGAGGAGATTAAAAACCCCCGTCAAATGAGATCATACGACCCGAACGTAGAGCACCAATGCAGTATATGTGACGGGCCGATCGACGTACAAAGTAATGGCTGGGCGCACGGACATAACGCGCAGCCCCTCGCAGACGGACAATGTTGCAGTAGTTGCAATATGATCGTCATCCAACAACGTTTAGAAGATGTAAGGAGTGCAGTAAATGACCGTTGATGTTGATCGCTTACGCGAATTAAGTGACGCTATGCTTATCGAAAAACATTTCGGTGGGGATGACGAACCTGAGGAAAGACCGTTACTAGAACGGTTCCAAGCATTGCTCTTAGAAATTAGTGCACGGCTTTCCGATGACAGTGATTACGAAGAAGGACTTCGCCCAAGATTAAGGGAGCTTATGGATTACCTCGAAGACACCGTCGACGAGTAGTCGCGTTAGTGCTTTACTTTCGCGTTAATCGTAAGTACCTTATATATACCGCGCCGCCTACGGGCGCGGATAACTTAGAAAGAAGAAGGAGACAGATATGTCAGATAAATTTGACGAGCACGACCTCGAGTATCGTGTATTCCGACCACATTTACAGTCGCTAGGATTTAGTAGTGACTTTGCTGGTAAGTTACACGATTTCATGGAGGAGGCCCACGCAGAGTTGCGTACGATAGGTGATTCGATACCTGCCGAGACACTTGCAGCGTACCCCGAGATCCTTAACTTAGCTATTACTTACGGTAAGTGGCACCCCCGCTCCACCCCGATTGACGAGGATAGTGAGATAGCTTCGAAACATTACTTCCCCGAGGATTACAAAGCTCGCACTAGATTGCTTGACCAGTGGTTACTCGAGGAGCGAGCGGAGTACTCATCTACTCGATACGGTTCGGATGCACTGAAAGTAACTCGTATTGATAATTACCGAGACGACCTTGCAGGTGAGATGGCAGCGTACCCGATGTTCCCGATTACGTTCCCCGACGAGGTCGACGATGACCGTAACCTAGCGGATTATGCAGATGCCTAGACGCTATAAACCACTACCTAGGAGTCGGGCGAAAGCCCGACCCTTTCGACCATTGACTCTGACTATGCGTGTCGACGACCACCGAGAAAAATACCCTTCTCGATTACCGAAGACCGATTGTACTCAGAAGCCAGATACTCGACCGTCGGCCCGTGCGACGATCGCCCCAGCCTATAACAAAGGCGCTTACCAAGTGATACCCGACTCGGATATCGAACATATTGGGAGATGATATGAAAAACGATAAAGGCGAAACGCCACTCGACGTAGCGAGAGGAAACGTACTACAAGAGATTTACAATCTTATTGAACATTCTTCGGACGAGTACTATAGGACTAAGTTCGACAAAGTTACGATTGGACATTACAAATCGATTTATTTCAAACTAGCTTCCGATTGGAAGTTTGATATCCCTTCGAGTATCTTGATATGAAGTATTACATAAGCCGATTAGACACCGCAGACTTGTCGATTTCGACTGTCGTTAAACGACTGAAAGATTTCCGACCAGCCGAAGGTAAAGAATACGTTGTTCGTACCAAAGCAAGTTTGGATTTTAATTCTTGGTTGCCGAGTTTCCCAGTATACAAAGGTGTCGACGGGAAACTTAAGAAACAGAAAGACCACTTCGTAATGCTCTTTTAGTTATCCCACTAACCGCGATTAGCCCACTTCGGTGGGCTTTTTTGTGCCTATTAGAAAGAGCGCTGATATTGTCTATTTAGAAAAAAAACTTTTTTTTATTTTTTTAACAAAAACGACTAATAGAGTAATAGAAGTAATAGAGTGATGAGGAAAGCCTCGTGGGACAAGGGACGGGGACCGTGGTGAGTGTGACTGAAAAGTAATAGAATCTATTAGAACTATTACTTCTGAAACAGAGAATAGAGTAGATAGGCCGCGAGCGAAATCTTTTCTTTTTTATAAAAATAATTATTTTTAGATTATAGTAGTGACCCACAGACCCCTCGGATTCACTGCATGAAAGAGCTACAGTACACTCCCATGATCCCATCTGACGATGGTAACGGCTTCATCGACCCCGATGGTAAGAAGTGGCATCCGCTAAACCCGAAGCAAAAGAAGTTCGCTCGAGAGTATCTGAAAGGCCAAAACGCTACCGAAGCAGCTGTCAAAGCTGGTTATACGAAGAACAGAGCCGCTGCCAAGAGACAAGGCAGTGTGTTACTCAATCACAACCCGTTACTCCGAAACTATCTGATCGACCAGGAAATCAAGGAGGCGGAGCGTGATAGAGTTTCCATGGAGGGCCACCTATCCGCGCTCCATGACTTGCGTGAGGAGGCACGTGATCAGGGACAGATTAACGCAGCCATCACCGCAGAGATCCACCGAGGGAAGGTCGGAGGACTTTACATCGATCGACGTGAAGTATTGACCGCGAAGATCGACTCACTATCCAAGGATCAACTGATCGATCGACTCGGACAACTTATCACGAAGCGTGTACCGCAAACGATCGAGGGACAGATTACGAATCGAATCGGATCGATCGACGGATCGACTGATCGATCGATCGACTACATAGAAAAATAGAGGCGCGGCCC